GACATACTCCATGCGCCCGTGGCCGAAGGGGTGGTGGCTGTCGGGCTTCTGGGCCGCCAGCTTGAAGCCCAGAAGGGTCACCACTGAGGAGCCGGCGTCGGAGAGGTTGTTGAAAGCGTCGGCGGTAATGGCGATGGAGCCGCTGATGATTCCCGCCAGGGCCTTGCCCGCAAAGAGCAGCAGATTCAGCACAATACCAACGGCGCCGCACAGCACGCCATAGGCCCGCCGCACAGCGGCGTCGGACACATTATTATAATCCCGGATCAGCTTCCGGGCCAGGAAATGGATCATATGTACCTCCAGACACAACAAAAAATGTCCCGGCCAGGCGATGACATCAGAATGTCACCTTCATCGCACCTGAGCCTTGGGGGGGATAAAAGAAGCGTTTGGTGAACACATAACAGATAGGGATGAGCCACAGCAAGAAAGCATAGCCCACAGCGCCGTAGTCCGCCCCCAGCATAGCCAAGGGGATGCTGCAGGCAATGGACCAGGGCACCAGACCGGAAATGAGAATGCCGGAATTTTCGATATCCATGGCCAGCTCCTCCCGATCGTCATAGCTGCGGCGGAGGAGCTGCTCGGAGAGGATGCTGGTCACTGCCTGGTTGCACAGCACCATGGCCGTCAGGGCGGATACCACGATCATGGCCGGGAAGCGGCCCATCTTCCCCGCCAGGCTTTCCGCCTTGTGCTGAAGGGGCTCCAGGTCGCCGGTGCCCTCCAGGATGCCGGAGTAAAGGCCGGTAAGGATCACAATGACATAGCTGACCATCATGCTGGTGACGCCGCCGCCCCCCAGCACAGCATTGAGGGCCGTATCCGCCGGGTGGTAGCCGCTCCAGGCTACCGTCAGCACCTGCCAGGGGCTGAAGCCCTGGACTGCCACCGCCAGCACTGCCGCCACGGCAATGCTTCCTCCCATGGCCAGCTTGATGGGCACCTTGCACAGGGGCAGCAGGAACATCACCGCCGCCGGCAGCAGGGCCGTCCAGGAGATAGAGAAGTTGCCCTCCAGGGCGGACAGCACTGCCGCGTCCATCCGTTCCAGAGGATTGCGAAGGGAAAGGAACACATAGAGTCCCAGGGTGAGAAGGGTAGGGAGGAGTCCGGTGAGAAGCATTTTCCGGACATTGCGGTAAAGGTCGGTGTCCGTCACCGCCGCCACCAGGCTGGCCGCCGAGGAGGCCGGGCTGCACCGGTCCCCGAAGTAGACCCCGGACAGCACCACGCCCGCCGTCAGCACCGGATCCACCCCGCCGGACCGGGCCAGGGCCATGAGGATGACCCCCATGGTGCTGCTGACACCGTAGGAGGTACCCAGCACATAGCTCAGGGCCACACACAGCAGGAAGGCCACCACCAGAAACAGGCCCGGGGTCACCAGCTCCACTCCCTTGACGATGCAGAAGGCGATGGTGCCGCCTACCCGCCACACACCGGTAATAATACCGATCAGGAAGATGATTTCCACTACGATCAGGGACTTTTTGCATTTTTTCCAGGCCATTTCCCACAGCTGCCGGTGGGTAAAGCCCTGTCGGCGGCCCAGGGCCCAGAACAGGCCCAGTCCCCCCAGCAGGGCCCAGGATACCGACAGCCCGCTGGCCAGGCACCCGGCCACCATGGCCAGGAACAGCAGAAAACAAGCGATCAGCATATCAGTTTTGCCCCTTGATGGTCAGGGTATAGTGGCAGCACAGCCGATCCAGGTCCTCATCGGTAGCCGCAGGGATCCGAAGCTTCCCGCCGCAAGAGCGGCACACCAGATCCACCGACGCGCCATGGATCTCCATGGCGCAGTCCTTTCCGCCGCAGGAGCAGGAAATACCGCCCCGGGCGGCAATATCCCGCAGCTCAGAGAGCACCTCGTACATGATGACGCTGTCCACAAAGGGTTCTTCCCCGGCGTCCTTCTTTTTCTGTACCGCTACCTCCAGCTCCCGCAGGGCCCGCTGGACCCGGTAGGGCTCACCGATATAGCAGCACAGCTGCCGGGTAACAGGGCAGGCAAGGCCCACGCCCTCGCCCTCCATCACCTGGGACGCAGGCACCTCCGCCCGGTGCTCCCCGCCGCATACGCCGCAGGGGGTCGTCACCAGAAACCGCTGCCCGTCGCTCTCCGCCTTCAGCTCGCTGCGGCCGCAGTCGCATACCAGAGCCACCGCCGCGGCATTGAGGGCAAAGGCCGTCCGCTCGCCATACACCGGCTTTCCGCACTCGGGGCAGATATACCCCAGAGCTCGTTTCTCTTCCGCCATGGAAAGGCCCTCCTTGGTCAAAGCATTCTGTTTATTATACGATACTTTTCTGCCATTTTCCAGTCCCAAAAGGAAATTTTTTTACCCCCGCGCCTTGTAATATTAAATGCGAAAGAACAAACACCACGTCGAACGACGGGTGCAAGTTCTATCGCATTTATTTTTTTATATCACGAAAAGCCGTGAAATGCAAGAGAAACGGGGGTGAAACGTGGTGCGGCAGTACAGATATATAACCTTTCAGGACCGGAAGCAGATTTCAACCCGCTACCTGAACGGCGACCGCGTGGCCGACATAGCCGACGGGCTGGGAGTGACAGCGGCGACGGTGTACCGCGAGTTGAAGCGCGGGGAAACCGGAGGGCTGGACCGCAACCAACGGCGGGCGTATAGCCCCGTTCTTGCGCAACAGCGGGTTCAGGAGAGTTTCAAACGGCGGGGGAAGCCCGCGGCGGGAAATTTACAAGGAGGTTTGCGCGGTGACTAATTTTGAAGCGATCACCAAAAACCCGGAGACGCTGGCCGCATTCTTGCGGGACTTGCCGATCTTGGAAGGGCCGTGGGACGAAGAATTCCAGCGGAACTATTGCGCCGGGTGCGGGAAAGTCAGTTGTGACGACGGAAGCCCTTGTCCCTATGAGGACAAACGGAATAGTCCGGGCTGGTGGTTGGGCCTTGAAGCTGTGGCGGCGGAGGCGGTCTAATGCTGGAAGTTGTGCCGATCACGCTAAAAGAGGCAAACGCGTTCGTAGAACAGAACCACAGACACCACGGGCCGACCGTAGGCCACAAGTTTTCCATCGGGCTTTCCGATGGTGAAAAGATTGTGGGAGTTGCCATTGTGGGGCGACCTGTGGCCAGTCATTTGGACGACGGGTGGACGCTGGAAGTGAACAGGTTATGCACGGATGGGACCCGCAATGCCTGTTCAATGCTATATGCCGCCGCATGGAGAGCCGCCCGCGCTATGGGATATAAACGGCTGGTGACTTACATTCTGGAAAGCGAAAACGGGGCCAGTCTGCGGGCCGCGGGCTGGAAGTGCGTAGGACAAGCCGGGGGATTGCGGTGGACCGGGAGACGACGGCCAACGGTTGACCTATACCCCGCACAAATGAAAATCCGATTCGAGCGGGAGGCGGAATGACCATGAAAAAGGAATATCCAGGCGGCGTGAAGCTGACCTTGAAAACCGCCCGCGCGGTTGCGGTGCAGGAATTCGGGACCGCAAAGGGCCTTGAAAAAGAAGAAGTTGCAATGCCCGGCTACTTCAAAATGAAGCTGGGGAACCTGTTCGTTCGGATTCACCCGGATACCTACGACGGGACGGGGTGCATTGTGGTTTCGGCTGAACTGGCGTTCGGCACGGGGCAAAATCTGAAATTCCTGAACCCGGACACCCTGCAAGACGATTTCGACGCGCTGGAACGGCATTGCAAGCGCACACAGCGGGACGACCTGAAAGACTGGGTGCTGACAAACGGCGCGGACTACTGTTGCGGAGAAGTCAAGCGGATTTGGGAAAGAGGGTGACGGCGTGAAAATCCGAATCACCCGCGACACCGGAATTCCGTTGGTGGACGCAGGCCGCGTTTTTGAGGTTTGCGGAATTTCATACGGGGTCCGCAATGAAAAAGTTTACTTCATCCACCACGGCGGAAACCAACTGGGAATCCGCGCCGAAGATTGCGAAGTGATCGAGAGGGAGGCGGAAACATGAGCATTTGCCGAGGTTGCGGCGCACAAATCGAATGGATAAAGACCACGGCGGGACGGAATATGCCCGTTGACCCTGAACCTGTATTCGTGATCGAGGGTGAAGGGCGCGACCGTTTCGTTTTGGATGACGGCGCTGTAATTGCTGGGAGGATTGCCCGCCCGGAGGAAGAGCGGCCAGAACTTCCGGTTGCCTTTGTCCCGCATTGGAAAACCTGCCCGAACGCAGGGGACTTTCGACGGAGCCGGAGGGGGTGAAGCTGTGAAGCGCAAATTCTGTTTGCCCTGCTTCCTCGAACTGAAAAAGGCCGGGAAGCACGAAATAACCCGCGTCGGAGGCGGGAAGAACATGAAAATTACCTGCTGGCGGTGCAAGCGTCGCCGTTATGGGGCCGAATATGAGATTTCCCGGAAAGGAAACGTGAAATGACCCATGAAGAAGTAAAGGCCGCATTCATGGAGGAATGCCCCGTGGATTACTGCGGGATTACATACCAGCGGATTTCGGCCTTGATCTACCGGAAGAACCACACCGGGCGCGGCTTGCGGGTGCAGGCCGAACTAAAGGACAGGAACAACCATTCTGTCGTGATCGTATCACCGGAGAGAATCGAACGGGCGAAGGAGGACCCACAATGACACAAGAGATTATCACAATCACGGTTGGAGCGGGACAAGCCCGCCCGCGGCGGCGGGCCAGAAAGAGCAGGCAAAGAAAGGCACACCGGGCGTTCTGGCTGAACGTGGCGAAGTATGTGGCCTTGACTGTGGCCGGAATCCTGCTGTTTCGAGTGGGCGCGGCCTATGCCCTCGCGGAGCGGGGATATAAGGCAATCGGCGGCGAGGTTTTCGCCCTCTTCCTCCCGGTTTTCTTTTACATAGCTTCCGTGACGGTGCGGGATTGGTTCAGGGATATCAAACAGGAATTTCAAAAGGAGGACAACGACCATGAAGAAACTTTCTGAACTGGCGCAGGGCGCGCACTTCCTGTATGGCGGCGTGGAGTGGGTCAAATTCGAGGACATCGGAGCGGGAACCCTCTGTCTGGCCGCGGAGCCTGTTTTTCTCCGGGCATTCGATGAAGAGAACTGCAACGACTGGCGGAAATCCTCTTTGCGCCGGGAACTGAACGGGGCGTTCCTCGACGCGCTGGTTGCGGAGGGCGCAGACCGGGCCGCGTTCCTCGATTGGGAAAGCGACCTGACCGCCGACGACGGAATGACCGATTACGGAACCGCCGTGGACAAGATCGCCTTGCGGTCCGACGCGCTGTGCCGGAAGTATCGGGACATCACCCCGCCCGTGGACGTGTGGTGCTGGAACCTGACACCGTGGACGTGCGACGCGTCCAACTCTTACCACGTCCGCCGCGTCTATTCCTCCGGCGCTTTGATCTGGAGCAGTGCGTCCAACGGCTACTGGGGCGTTCGCCCGCTTTGCTATCTGAAATATGAAATTTCGGTATCTATCCCCGGAGAGGGGGCGGACGATGTGGAGCAGGCCGCGCGGCATGAAGAAATGAAGCAGGAAGCCGCGGAAGCGATCTTGTCCGCGCTGGAAGATTACCCGTCCTTTTTGTGGGGCGACGCGCTGGGCGCGGCGGTTGCCGCCTTGTTCAAGTCGAAACAGGACGCGGAAGAGATCGCGCAGGAAGAGACAGACAAAAAGGCGGGGGAGGGTTAAACCCCTCCCCGCCGCAGTAAAAACAGCATAAGAAAAACCGCCCCGTGGTGCTTTGCAGAGCAACACGAAGCGGATTCCGCCGATGAAAATATATCATCTATCAACCTAACGCAAGTATAGCAGAGAACGGCGGAAAAGTCAATAAAAAGCGCCGTTTTTACGCGGCGTGGCGGG